TCCATGATACTACCTGGACGCGAAACGCGGTATTGAATGCAGAATCTAATGCCAATCGGAAAAAGGGCAAGAAGTTTATCGATTTATTCCCTAAGAAAGCACACAAGGTGGACAAGGAATATAACGAATCTGCAGTTAACACGATTCTCGGAATGGAGAAGAAGAAAGGTAAATCGTGGGTGGATAGAATCTTTAAAGCTAATCGAATTAAGTCTCCTAAGAAGGGAGGTAACTAGATGGCCGATTATACATTAGCTGCAAAGATAACGGGGGATGCCAGTAGTTTTACAAGATCTTTTGGAGATGCATTAGAAAAAGCTAATGCTTTATCCGAACAGGTGAAATCTGCAGGTCAAAAAGTCAGTGATTTTGGAAAGAAAACAGCAATGACTGGAGCTGGTATTACTGCGGGTATTACCACTCCATTTGTTGGCGCTATTAAAATGACAGCTGACTTTGATAGTGCGATGCGGAAAGCTGGAGCCATCGCGGGAGCAAGTGCAACGGAATTAGATGCAATGACTAAATCGGCGTTAGATTTAGGAGCTAGTACATCCCTATCCAGTAGTCAGGTAGCTGTTGCCATGACAGATATGGCTGCTAAAGGCTTTGACGCGAATCAAGTTATTGCAGCAATGCCAGGAGTAATTGCTGCAGCTGAGGCATCGGGTGAAGATTTAGCCCTAACTGCCAATACCGTTGCAGCTGCCTTGAATGGGTTCCAGTTAAAAGCGGAAGACTCTGGAAAAGTTGCTGATATTTTAGCAATGGCAGCCAATAAAACTGCAGCTGGCGTAAGTGACATGAGTTATGCCTTTAAGTATGCAGCGGCCCCGGCAGCATCACTTGGAATAAGTATAGAAGAGTTATCTGCAGCTACAGGTCTTATGGTCAACGCTGGTTTGGATGGTAGCCAAGCAGGTACATCTTTACGTATGGCCTTAATCAGATTGGCCAAGCCTACTGAAGAGTCATCCAAGACTATGGAAAAGTTAGGCTTTGATGTCTTAGACGCAAAAGGTAACTTTAAACCGTTAAATGAAATTATTGGCGAGTTAACAAAGTCCATGGAGGGGATGACAGAAGCTCAAAAGCTTGCCAATTTAGCAACCATATTTGGTACCGAAGCAGCAACTGGAATGCTTATCTTGATGAACGAAGGACAAGACGGCATTAAAGGATTAACAACCGAGTTAGAAAACTCAGCTGGAGCAAGCGCTGAAGCTGCTGCCCAAATGAAAGCTGGAATCGGCGGAGCACTAGAAAACCTATCCGGTGCTATAGAATCAGCGACTATAACTCTTATGAGTAAGTTAACGCCATTTATTACTGATCTAGCTAAATGGACTACTAGTATAGTAGAAAAGTTCAACAATTTAGATGAAGGAACAATGACAATGATTGCGATGGCAGCAGGTATAGTTGCTGCATCTGGTCCCGTTCTTACCATCTTAGGATTGATGGCGATGGGAATAGGAGGACTAGTATCTGCGGTAGGATTCTTAATTAGTCCTATCGGACTTGTGATTGCTGCCATAACAGGGTTAGCTGCCACATTTGGATATTTTATGGCCACGAATGAAGCATTTAGAAACAATGTCATTTCCGTATTTCAATCTGTCGTGTCGTTTATCCAAAATA